TAACAGAAACGCCAAGGTCGCTTGCTGTGGAGTTTTCGTAAAGGCGAAGCTTGAACTCCCACTTGTGGGAGCCACTTCCTGTGCCAATATTTCCGCTTATGTCCGGAATAAACAGCTTAGCCGCCTCGAGCTTCCAAGACCCGCCATCTGTAAGCTTTGGAGCAACAAAGATAGGGATCTCAAACGCGCCGTCAGACTGGGTTGCGCCCTGCCCGTAAGCAGAAACAGCAACAAGGCCAGTTCCGTGCGTCTGGTGAGCGCCCTTGACAGCGTTCCAAATTGCGCGGCCAAAGCCTGTGGGTGCAGTAGTAGTAGCCATTCTAAATTCTCTCTTTCTCGACCTGTTTAGGCAGGGGGCCGAAGCCCCCTACCTTCAGGTGTGCTGCCTGCCAACGGCCTAAGCGGCTGACAGGCGAGTTATTTATCCAACAACCAGTGGGTTGTTGTACACAAGGACCGGAGCGACTGCGAAAACCGAAGTTCCGGCAGTAACAGCCGTAGTAACAAGCGACTTAGCCCGAACTTCGCTGAAGTAATCCTGAGTGTGCGCTGCGTCTGAAAGAGCATCAGCAAGCGTATTGCTTAGCTGATTCGCAGCGTTACTCCGGGCAACACTCGTTACGAGCATTCCAGCGGACTCAGACGAGCCAATGTTGAGATCTCCAACATAAAGCATCGCGTCCTTCGTCAGGTTGACCGTGTGGCAATGGACATTTGCCATAGCAAAACCACCAATGACAACACTGATGGTGTCGCCAGCATCGCCGGCAGAAAGCTTGCCAGTTCCGTCAGCGGCCATCGTGCTGACTTTGCCAGCTACCACGCCAAAAATACCCGGCTCTGAAGCGTCCATTGCTGGCGAGCTGTCATAACGACGGGCTGTGTACTTAAACACATAGTTGGACAAATCATCTACAGCAGGCGATCCAGACGTTCCGGCAAATTCAGGCTGCAGCAAAACCAAATCTCCATAAGAGATAGTTTCACTGGAGCCAATTTCCGCCTCAACGACAGAACGAACAGGTTGTGAGAGAGGCATTTAATACTCCCTTTCTATGCGCTGTACGCGCCGCCAGCAAAGTTGAAGCAACCGTGCTCGCGGAGGTTGTTGACGGTAAGGATGCCGTGGAACTTGGTCTTGGAAATCCAAGCCCACTGCTCCTGCGCCAAGCGCCAGTCATCCATGAAGAAGTGAGCGTTGGGGTTAATCCAAAGCTTCATGTTGCCTAGGTTGGTCTGACCCTGGCTCTTGCCCTTAACGGGATCGAGCATTCCAGGCTCAAAGTTGTACCCAGCCGAGCCACTCGGAGTGCCGCCGGTCAGGTTCAACATGAAGCCTTCACCACTGTTCTCAGTGATGTTGTAGTCAGGGATAACCAGAGCGCCCTTGAATCGGAGGCTAGTGAAGCCAGCGCTTCCCATGTCCTCGTCAACCAGAGCTCGCTCAGGACCACACCACTCCTCGTAACCGTCGTAGACAGCCGGGTCGACCAGCATGACGTCGGGACGACGACCGAACTTAGCGCACTCTCGGTACAGCTTAGTCCAGGTCGGGATGCCCTGAGTCATGAAGCCACCAGCGATCTGCTGGAACTGGTTGTGGTGGTAAGTTGCGTTCTTCGCGACGTTAGCAACAGTGCCGGTCTGCGCTGCAGGCGCGGCAAAGTCGATCATTCCACGAAGACCATCAATGTCGCCGTTCACACTCTTAGCGGTGTGAAGCTGCTCCTCGATGTAGTTACGCATCGTGATCGCGGCCTGAGTCAGCTCGGCGTCAAGGAGACGTCCAATCTGGCGCTTTGCGTTTGCGTTCAGGTCAACCTTGTCGCAAGCGACAACGGACTGGCAGGAAATCTGGCCCCACTCGTCCCAAATGAACGGCTTGGCAAACTCGCTGTCAGCGGTGTTGAGAACCTGCGTACCCTGGTAGGTCTGCACGTTCGGGTTTTCGGCGTGTGCGAAGGGGATCCGCGCATGCGGAGCCGCCTCAAGATGAATCGCACCCTTCTTGTACATGAGATACAGAAGCGGCGACTGCTCGAGGATAAGCCATACAAGCTTCTCCCACGACGCACCCCACGTCAGCGTAAACGCCTTCGTGTAGTCGGAAAGTGTAGTTGAAAACGGAGCGCCCATTTTTTCCTCACATAGCTAGGACTAACCCAGCCGACCTCCCAAGTCTGAGTTCTGCCCCAGGACCGCATCTAGAATCTCATCCATCGACATTGTCGCGGTTGAGCCTACAGGCGATGAGGAAGTACCAGACTGAGAGCTTGACGGCGGAGATGCCTGAGCTCTTCTCTTGGCATTGTTAATAAGACGGCCCTCATTGACCGCCCTAATGGCTCGCTCTCCCGCAAGGGACAATGCTGCCTGATAGGAATCATCAGTCCCATGCGAGAGAAGCTTGGTGATAGTCGGATCGTTGGAGTCCAAGATATGACGAATCTGATCTTGAACCCTCTCATCACGAAACTCCCTGTACTGGGAACCCTTCATGTCCTCAAAGATTGCGTTCAATCGACTGGCCTCTCGGTGCGGAGCAAAGGTCTCCGCGACAGAGTTGACCTGACTCTTGAGTTGTTCAATCTCACGCATCAAAGACTGCTCTCGCTCAGAAGAGCCAGATGCCGACTTTAATCTTGCGTCCATTACTTCAAGTAGCGCACCAAACCCGTCTCCGTCTTGTGCTCTTTCGGTGAACCGCTGTCGCAGCTCATCAACGCTTACCTCAGTCTCCTGCGGTGCATTGTCGGCTCCATTTAGCCCTTGGCCCGCCTGCTGCGCTTGTAACGCTAGGAAAGCCTGTTGGAGTTGGGATTGTTGTTCTTGCATCCGTGCCCGATCAGACTCAAGGTCACGCCTCATATCAGCGATCTCTTGGGTTTTTTTGGTCAGGCCGGATTGCATCTCTCGGTAGATGGCGAGGTTTTCGGGCTCCAGATCAAGGGGGTTCCCCGACCAGAAAGACCCTGAACCGTCTTCACCATCGCTCGAGCCTTCGGTCCCACTCAGTGGCGCTTCGTTAGTCGAATCGGTCTCCCCGGCGGCCACCAGGGAGTTGCCGACATCGCCCAAATCGGAGCCAATGTCTGGGTTATCGTTGCCAAGCTCTGGATTCACGGAATCTCCAGGATGCGACTAAGGATTGAGTTGTTCCCGAACTAGTCGCTCAAGTTCGGGCCTCTTGGTTGTTGGAGGATACTTAATCCCCAACGACTTGGCTTGAGACTTAAGACCAAGCCAGGTGTCTGCGACAATCGTATCCCTTGCACCTGCCTTGGTGTCAACGGCTACTTTATCGTTTTCAGTAGAGTTATCGGCTGCTTTCGCCTTTTCAGCCCATCGAGCCTCAATGTCTTTTTGGGTGTAACTGCGAACGTGCGCGGTCGATTTGCGTTTCGCAGACTTCCCCGCCTCCACAAGGCCGTGCTTCTTCAAGATAGCTTTAGCCTCGGACTTACTTACCGTCTTATTTACCAAGCCTTCCTCTGGGGCGTTTTCCCCAAAGGTGTACTCGTCGTTGTGGATAACCTGAGTCCTAACGTCGGCCATAAAGTCGTGCTCAAGCACTCCCTTACGACTGCACCGAGAGCAGCTAATAAATCGAAACCCTTGCTGGGTTTGAGCCAAGAAGCCAGAGACTGTAAATCCCCTCTCTTGGACATGGTCACACCTAATGCACTTAAGAGTATAAATCGGCACTTGTCCCTCCTTAGAACGTCGGCACTCCCGGCGACGGAGCAAATGCAGGCTGAGCCGCCGCAGGAATTGTTAGTGGTTCTCCAGTTGCCGGGTTTACCGCTGCTCCAGCAGCAATAGAATCCTCCATACCCGGCCCCTGAGGACTCGCTTGAGGTGAAGCTTGAGGGGCCATGCCGGCGTTAGTTGCCGCCTGACCAAACAACTGGGCAAAACTATCTCGGAGCTCAGGGCTATCCTGCTCCCAAAGAGAAAGCGCCTTGTTGTAGAAAAGTGCCACCGACTCGGGAGGGACCTGAGCAACGGTTAGCGCCTGAGCTGCCGATGCAAGTGCGTTCATAAATCCAATGTACGCTTGGCGCTCAGCTTCAGGCCCAATGGGCTTCATGCTGCCCGCGTGAACACCAACATCGAACTCCCCGCGAATGTCCTCCCTAGTGTAAGAAACCGGAAGCTCTTCCCCGGTAATCCTTACCCAGCGCTCGGCATCGTAAAACTGCTGCATTACCTGCAGAGTCTTGCGAGCAACTGTTCGGACAAACACTTCAAAGATACGGAGCTTTGACTCCGACCTGCCAGCGTGCATCGCAGCTCGGTACGAAACCTCAGTTGCGGATTTTGCCGAGCTCCGGCCACCACGCATAGCCTCGTCGCCAGCGCCCACCTCGTTCATAATCCCACGAAGGATATTGAACGTGCCCAAAAACTCTTGCGGAAACGCGGGCATCACAAGGTTCCGGACATCTGCTGAGACGTTCTTGCTCTTTGCCGCAACCATCTGGGGGCTTTTAGATGCAAGCGCCGCCTTTGCTTGCTTGTCGAAGATGCCATCCTTGTAGACCGTCTTGAGCGCCATGCTTGCCTCGAGCCCCTCAACCGCACCGTCAACTAGTCGCTGCAGCCTTTCCGCCAAGGGAAGCATCTTGTGGACAAGAGAGATCCCGTAAAACTGGTCGTTCACCTTCTCAAAGCGAAGATCAACAAACGGGTAGCCCTCCATGTCCAGCGGAGACAAAGCGTGACGAAGGATGGTTGGCCCGTCGTTGTTGGCGTTTGTTTGTTGGCATGCCCAGAGAACGCGAAGCTCCTTGACCTTTCGACGTCTCTTCTTGCCTCCAGACATCACAACTCGGCTAGCCCAGTCGTGGTACCAAATCTCATACACTTCAACGTGCTCAGCCTCTTCTTTGTGCCAAACATTTCCAATGTCTGACTCATTTAACTGATCACTCGATTTAATCTTGTCTGCGGACAGGTGTTTGGTATTCGCAAACCGACTGTCGTTTTTAATCTCATCAATGTGGATGAGGTGGCGAACGGCAACCCAGGGCATTCGATGAATTTCGTCGTAGCCTGGAGGAAATATGAAGTTGAACGGAGAGACCCTGAGCAGGGTTGCGTGAGCAGCAGCTCGATCCGGCGGAATGCCAAGCTCCTCCAGCCGGTCACGAATTGTCTGCATTACGGAGTCGTCTTCGTCTACCTCCTCCTCGTCAAGGTCTCGGTCGTAATCCTCAACAGGGACAAAGACGCCAGCGGGCTGGTAGGTAATCCGACCAATCCCAGCAGACAAGATCAAAGCATCGTCTAGGATCTTTTTGCACTCGTTGTTAAAGCCGCCCTCTTCCCACTCGTACATAAGAGCAGCCTGGGTCAGCTTTGCCTTTTGCTTCTCCTCCCCCAACTCGGAGGGGTTTCTGGGCTTGGCAAAAATAGACGGGTCATTGTGAAAGATGTGCGGACGAAGAGCGTCGATAGACGCCGAGATGATTGCCAGCCCGCGCTCCCCACTGGGCTTTTCAACGCCAAGACGATAAGAATCAATCAGCTTTCGCCAGTCGTCAAAGTGTGCTTTTCGCAAGGTTGACTCAGCCGTCAAGACCTTAGAGAGCAAGCCAGCCACCTTCTCTTTTTTTGCAGGCAATCTCGTAGGGTCAAACTTCGCCATCACAGCCACCTCGATCCAACATCTTCCGGCCTAACCGGACGAGAGTCATCCTCATCATCCCACACCCAATAGTTAGGAAGTGGGTCTTCTTTCTTCCGGGGGTCTTCTCGATTTGCCGCCCCGTGTTCAATATCACAGACAGCCTGACCCTGTAGCCACGACATTACAAGGTCGTCGTGCTCGCCAGGGGGAGCTCCAACCTTCACCCGCTTGTGCATCTCATCGCCAGCAACGAGAGCGACAGAACTCGTTGTTTTCTTAGTCAACTCCATGAACATTCGCATTTCGCGCATCAAACGCTCACTGCGTATAACCGGCATCTTTGAGCCGATAATATCAATGCCAACGTGAACCATTACCGGCTTTGTCGCTACCGTTGTGCTCCACCCGTAGCGAGCGTCAAAGCTTACCGACTCAATGCTTTCTCTTTGGTAGAGGTTCCAGTACTCAGTCTGCATAATACCCAAAGAGACAGCATGGCCAACGCCATTTATCTCCCAGGACAACAAAGCATCGTTGTAATACAAGGCAATTAGAACGGCCTTTGCCGCCGTAGCCATTGCCTCAATCCTGCCCTGGAACTCGGCAACCTGAACCCGAGTATCTGCTCGGATCACCTGAATCGCTGTGTAGTCACCTGAGGACCGGCCAGACGCCGGGTCAACCGAAACAATGTAGTCGACCCCCTCCTCTGGGCGCTCCCAAAGCCAAAGGGAGTTGTCGTCGGCTAGGTTTTTAGAAACCAAAACAGGCTCCATATACCCAGCTAGGTTTAGCCTTTTGTCTGAGTAGTCCTGACCAGAGTTGTCTGCAATAGAGCCAACAAAGATTGGCTTG